AAGCACTACGATGGACCAGCCTCGAACGGTCCCAAGCTCAGAAGCCCAATAGGTGCCGTCATTTAGGCCTCCGACGGTCCAGTTGCCGGCGTTGTCAGCGCGGACAGTTGCCACCTGCGAACGACGCAGCGAAATGAGTATTTCGCTGCCAGCGGTAGCGCCAGACCCAGAGACAACAGCAACCGCCCGGCTCCCGAAAGAAAACATCACGGGGCGCGATCGGTCTGGAACAATTACGCCAATATCTCCGAGCGCGCTCATGCGAGCGGGTCCTGCCAGGTGTCGGTGGTTTCAACTACAAGCTTTCCTGCCGAGTTGGCGCCTGCCCCAAGGATTGAGAAGTTTGCACTCGGGTCATACCCCGCCGCATTGAATGTGTCTGCATAAGCGATTGTTGTGCCGCCCGCGTTGACGTTGTGCAATGGCACCCACAAGTTCGGGAAAAATCCGGCCGGCTGCTGATTTGATAGAGATGCACCAGACGCTCCGTTAACCCACAATTGCGGCGGACTGATGAAGAACTCGCCATCATCATTTGGCGCTTTCGGTCCAACACTTCCTGCAAATCCCGAGGCCGTTGTCCCACTGGTTCCTTCGGTCACAAACGCCGCGCGCGGAGACTTTGACACCCCATCCACAGTTCGCATGGCGAATAGCCTAGGGGAGCCCACGCCTGCATAAGACGAAAAGAACATTTGCGCAGCTAGGCTTTCACTTGCCGCGTTTGACGAAGCGCGAGTGTTTACGACGTAAGGCCATGAATTGGCCGAACGTATTGGCGAGAACTTGCCGAAAAGGTATGTGTCCGCAGAGGTTGTTCCAAACCTGACGGACAGAATGAACCAGTTTTCATTGGCAGTAAGCTGCCAAGCTCGCGCAGTTGTGTCGAGCGTGTCAGAGCATCGCCACACACACACGCTGTCAGCCATTTCCGCGACAGTAGGAAACGGGTCGACCAAAGTATCTACGCCGGTCGCGCCTTCTGCGGCACGCACAATTGCTTCGCGGAATCCGCCGGTGCCTGTGCCGTCATTGACAACGCGCAGAAAACCAACGCCGTCGACAGTGAGAAAAACCGCTTTATTGGTCCCGGTGAACAGCAGTGTCCATCCCTTCTTGGGCAGCGAGCCGTAAGCCGTGCCGGTTCCGGTCAGGCAAATTGTCAACAGATTTACTAGGCCGTTGCCGGTGGTCCCACGAAGAACCGGCGCGCCTGCGTCGGTGCTGCGGTAAGTCGTCACGCTCATGCTTCGGTCGCCTCGATGATCAGGGTGATTCCGGTCACGGTGCCGGTGACGCTCGTCACCTCCATTTCGATCAGGTCGCCGTCGTCGATCGCAGTCCACGCAGAGGCTGAAGCAGTGCCTCGGGCGCCTGAAGAAATCGACGGCGGCGAGCCCGCCGTGATCGCGGTGAAGGTGCCGCTGGAAAAAGGTCGCTTGCGTACTTCGACCGTGATGCTTCCGGTGCTGCCGGCCTTGGGCAGCAGGGTCCAGGCCACCGGAGTCAGGCCGGTCACGGCGCGCAGCTCGACGCGGCGGCCAGTGGTGAGCGGCTGGTCGATGCCGTTCACGGTGCCGGCGTCCCAGCCGACGGTGATCGGGCGCACAGCAGAGCCGCCGGTAGCGGTTGCGCTGATCACGTTGTCGACGATGGTGATGCCAGTTCCAGCCGTAAGCGCGTTCTGCTTGCTGCTTGGCGCCAAGGCGTGCCAGCCCTGCAGGTTGGCGCTCAAGGTCAGCGCGGCGGCGGTGAAGCTCAGTCCGGTGCCGAGCGAAATCTGAGTCGCGGCGCTGCCGCCTGAAATCTGGCCCAGCAGGCGATCATCGGACAGCACGATCTTGCTGGCGGACAGCGCGGGGATGTCGCCCTGCACCAGCTCGCGGAAAGTCGGGGCGCCGTCAGAGCCTGCCGGGCTCGCCCAGACGCGCGAGGCTGTCTGCGATGCCAGGGTGGCAGTGATGGTGCCTGCGCCCGTCACCGGCGAGTTGGAAACGGAGAAGATGCTCGGCAGCGACAGGCCCACGCTTGTGACCGTGCCGTTGCCCGTGCCTGCACCAATCGCTGCGCGGGCGCCCTCAGCAGTGGTAGCGCCGGTGCCGCCGTTGGCGATGCCGAGCGTGCCGCCCAGCGTGAGCGTTCCCGCGATGGTGATCGGGCCGCCACTGAAGGTCAGGCCCGTGGTGCCGCCCGAAGCCTGCACGCTGGTGACGGTGCCGGAGCCGCCGCCACCTCCGCCGCTTGCACTGATCGTGACCGTGCGCGAGGCGCCGCTGCCCGAGTAAGTCAGCGTGACGTTTGCGCCGGCGATGAGCATCGCCTCGACTTGACCGCGCGCGATCGTGTCGGTGTAGACCGTGGCACCCGGCGCAATGCCGTCGAGCTTGGCCTTGTCCTCCACCGACATGACGCCGGCAGCGGCCTGCGTAGCGATCGGGAGCGTTGCGGCGGTGCCCGTACTGCTTGTGACGGTGCGCGCGTTGCCGGTGCCGCCGATGCCGAGGTTGGTCGCGACGTTGACCTGCGCGCCGGCTTGGATTCCGTCGAGCTTGTTCTTGTCGTTCACTGACATGAAGCCGGCGCTGCCGCCGACGCCGCCAGTGGCGACGCTATGCAGCGTGCCGCCAGGCTGCGATCCGTGCGCATGCGTGTGATCCTCGCGGGCAGCGCGAGCGCTGGCACCGGCCTGCGAGGACGCAGCCACGGCAGGCGGCGCGCTGCTCTGCAGGATCAGGTCCAGCTTCGCCTTGTCGGCGGCGGACATGCTGCCGGGCGCTGATGGCGTGGCCGGGGTGATCCCGATCACCGGATCGACGCCGCCAGTGCTGGTGATTGGCGCAGTCGCGGTGACGGTGTTCACCAGCGAGGGCGCGTCGCCAGGATTTAGCCATTCGGTGTCGTAGTCGGCGCCGGATCGCTTGCCCAGGATCTGTCCCTGCGCGCCGCCAGGGATTACGCCTTGGCCGCGCTCGCCCCGCAGACCGCGGGCGACGACGCGAGTCGCAAACTCTTGCGCCTGCACGATGATGCGTGGAGTGCTCACGGGCTGCTGACCTCCAGAGCACGGACGGTGACGGTCGCATCGGCGATCGTGCGGCTGGTGCCGGCGATGTCGAGCGGGTCGAACACGCGGACGGCCAGGTTCACATCCCAGCGCGGCGTGCCGGCAGGCGGCGCAAGCGCCAAGGTCTGAGTGGCTGTGGCCAGCAGGGCGATGGTGTTCGCGCCTTCACTGCCGGCAGTGGTGAGTCCAGCGCCTTCGGTCAGCGTCAGCAGAACAGCGTTGGTCGCTCGGTTGCGGAACTCGGCGCGGGCTTGCAATCCAGTCAGCGGGACCGGCGTGCCTTCGTCCGGCGACTGCCCCTGCTCAGGCGGCATGCGGCAATCAAGCACCAGCGGCAGCGCATCGCCTGCGCGCGCAAAGATCGGATCGCAGCTCATGCGGTCACCTGGACAACAAGCACAGAGAATCGGGATTCGTCCGCTGCCTGCACGGCAGAGGACACGCGATAAAGGCCGTCCGCCAGTTCGATCTGGTCGTCTCGCAGAGGCCGGGGAAGATCGGGCACACGGATCAGGTCAACCACCGTCTCGTTGCTGGTGACTTGCCCGTTGTCGTTGATGAACTGGACCCCGCGGCGGACGTAGCAGCGCACGTCTGGCACGGCCGCGCCCTGCTTCGGGCGGAACGTGCAGACATCGGCAAGGCCGGCGCGCGCTGCGACGCGATGGATGCGTGCGTCGATTGCAGCCAATCGGGGGTTGGTCATCGGGGCTCCAGAAAGGACTCGGCCCGCGCGAGGCGGGCCGGAGTCCTGGTGCTGCGGTGGTCAGTCGGATCAGGTGCGGCGAGCGACCATCAGCGACTTCGGGCGGGTGCAGTACGACAGCGGGTTCGCCTGCACTTCGAGGTTCGCGGACTTGCCGTTCGGCGACATCCACATGCGCGAGTAGCGCGGCAGGCCCACGGTGTTGACCGTTTCCATGTAGTCGGCCGGCGCGTAGACCGTGCGGAACAGACCCGGCACGCCGACGGGGAACAGGTGGCACTTGTTCGTGTCCACCATCGC